GAATGATTTGAAAAACTCAGGATCATTGAATAAATCTTGCAACCATTGATTACCACCCTGGAAAGTGGGATTCTGTGTAATATCTCCTGCGCCACCTTTAATTTTATTGATGATATCCCAAATACCGCCTATACCTTCTTGTTGTTGACCGCTATACGTCGAACCGGAACCGCCTTTATCACCTGTTAAAGCCTGAAGAGCAGGCCCAAGAATGCTCATAATTGCAGTAATAGTTGCAGGATTAAACGCTGCTGCTGTCATAAAAACCTCATAAATATTTGCTTTAATATTATCATATATTTATTTTATGTACCGTCACGAATGTAAAGAATCGTAATAAATCCATTATAAGCACTCAAATCAACTGTTGTTGTAATGGTAATAATCATATCTGAAATTGTAAAACTCACTCTAGGATCTCCCATCGAAAGGAACGTAAAATACGATCCATTTCCAGCCCCTGTTACAGTTACTGGTCTAGAAGCTGATCCAAAAGCATCGGAAATAATAAATTGCGGGTTCACATCCATTGGCATAGGTAAAACAAGAACTCCGGTATTAGGATACTGTTTAACCCTTACAATCGTTTGGTAGCCATTGCGAATTTTAGAAGTCGTATCATAGGAAAATTTCTGTCCATTAAATGCCTCTGTACTTTGCGTAAAAGTTCCTATCGTTTTATCGTTAATTACATCGGACATGTTCGCAAAATTATCGACTAAGAAAGACCTCATCCGGTCAGCTTCTTCAGGTACATTGTGAGTTGTCGGTAAGAATGGAGTAAAATCAAAATAAGGATTAGTAGGAGGATTATTCATATCAATCTCCCTCCTCTTCGCAGAGTTACCATTAGGGCTAACAATTGGATGTCGGATTGATTAATGCAATTTACAGCCATTTGGTAATCTGAAAGAGTGAATTGCATTTGAAGAGTTGAAGCCAAGGCATCACAATATAATCTAAATGTTGACTCTTCGCCCTGGCCTATTTGATAAGGATTCGGGGAAGTCAAAACAATATTGGAGAATGGATTATCAGGCAAAGGAGAATTAATCGGTTCATTTGAACTATCCCCATAAATGTTAGCTGTAAATTGACCATTTGTTGTGCTATCCACATAGAAATCAATTTTACTTAACCGAGCGCGCTGATTATCCCCAAAAAAGTTGAAATATTTCGATTGGATATCAATACCGCTAATTCTGATAATCTCTCCACCGCCTCCATAAACTCCTATCGTTGTCACTGGAACGATTCCTTGTCTAGGATCTAGTGTAACAACCCTAATGTAAACCTCAGTAGAGACAATAGCAGGTGCAAAAGTTAAGTTAATTAATCCCGTCAAATAATCAATCGTGCCGTTTCCTAAACCATTAGCTTCTACCAAAATGCCGTTTACATCAGGATCAGTGAAGACTAAAGCACCTATGTTTATTTGAATGGAACCCGGGATTATGTTAAGATATCTGACAATGTATGCATACGCAACCCCTACAGCTGCCCCCGCATCGATTGATTTAAATTCGCTAATGGTAAAAGTATTGGGATCTAACGTAGGATTGTTGAAATAAAAGTTTCTTCCATTCAAAGAAACGCCATCATCGGAAGTTGTTCCGATAATGCCTGTAAGTGTTATCCAAGTTCCTGTATCTCCATCGGTAGCAACAGGAAGATTATTGTTAGGACTTGTGAATACTCCTGGTGTTGCAGCTGTAATGCTTGAAATAAACAAAGAATTAGAGTTTGCGGGCCCTGGCTGTTCGTAAATAAATACATAGCCTTGCTGATTACCAGCGACTATATTTTCATATCCAGCCTCAGAAACTCCACTATTCCAGGATATATCTATATAAGTTCTCCAAGCTTCGGGCAAATCACCCCAAGTAAGACCTACACCAGCTGGATAATAATATCCAAAGCAAGTAAAAGAATCATCGAAAAAGCTCCAATTCTTAGTTTCATAGTTAAACACTAAAACCTTATCGGGATATATTCCTAGATCATCTTCTGTGCTTGGAAATGTCCAGAAAGATAGTTTTGTTCGGAATGTTCGAATTCCATAGACTCTCTGAAAGCCATTATTAGATTGTCTTATATCAAAGAAATCATCAGGAATCTTTTCGTCAAACCGGGTTGTATCATTGCCATCGCTGATAACAATACCCCTATTGGATATTGCCATGAGTCCCTTATCAAAAGGTATCGAACTGAATGTGCAGCTTGAGCCAAGTTCAATATTAACACGTTCCCAAACAAATGGATTCTGGGCATTATTTGCAAATCTTAATCTCCACGTGGAACGTTCAAAATAGACTATCAAAATATCCCTTATAAATTCAGCTCCTATGATGACTTCGCCAGTAGCTGCGTCATTTGCTCCCCCTCTACCAAAAAAATCGTCTCTAACAGCATTTATATCAACCCCTTGTATATTGGGATTCTGAGGGACAGGAAATGAATAATAAGGCGTGCCAATTTCAGTCCATCGGGCGCGATTACCATAATTAAAAACACCTAAATCATTTCCCTCCCATGTATTCAAAAATACAAGATATCCTCGATATGGAAAGATTAGGAGAGCCCCTGCAAGTGCATTGTTCAAATCAACGGGAGGATTGTAATTAGCCCATCCAGTTCCATTGGTTAAAATGCCATAATAACGGATGCCATCTTGAGGTTTTCCATTAAGGGTTATTCCTGCTTTCATGGAATCTAAAACTAATCCTGTATTAGATCGCCCATCAGTCCAAGCAAACGTAGAAGTAGAAGGAAGATTAGTAGCCCTTACAGTGAAAGGATTTCCGGAGACTGTTACAATGGCTAACACATCGGCATTTGCTGCTACATTTGGAATAAGATTTAAAAAATAAACATAATCCCCGATCGCAACGGCATTTCCCGGCGCATTCACTGTGACAACTGCAAGATTCCCAACTCCTGCCGATCCTGTAAAAGCATCTGTCGGAACATTCGTAATTTTCCAACCATTAAGACCAGGCACATCATTAGTCACCCAGAAAGCATCAGCGTAATTTGTCGTGAAAAAGAAATTATAATCAGTTCCATGCCAAGTAACAGGCATAACAGAGGGAAGAAGTTCAAAGGTTGAACCGTTAAAATCATAGGCATTGACAGTATCAAAAGCGACCATTTCTTGAACATCTAAGTTAAACCCTTCTTTCGTTCTCAATCCCATCACAGGTAATCCAGGATAATAACCAAAGGTACCTGTAATAAAGCTTCCCCCGCCTGCTGTGATCGTCAAAACCCCAGTGGCATAGTTTATGCTTCCCCCTATTCCGGTTCCTCCTGTCGGAACAAGAACCCCATTCATTGCGGGATCGGTATAAACAGTTCCTTGATCGACATTAGTAATATCAATACTACCCGGAACAATGCTAGAAGTTGCAGGGAGTCCAAATGCAGTGAGTAGATTGATCACACCAGCCACTAAAGGAAATGTTCCACCTGGAATTGTGACAATTAGTTCTAATCTTCCCAAAGTGGTATAGCCAGATCTTCTTCGAACTCTTCCGCGCCATTGATAAGCATTCAATAGAGTTGTAAATGAATCCTCAGGGGTAGCCCATGGCTTCGCATCTTTGCGCAAACCTTCTTTAGCAGGACCTATTAGAAATGTTTGTGATGTCATAATTTAGGCTTTGGCTATGGCATACCAACCGAATGAATATGCTATTGGTTTACCTCCACCATTTCCATTGGAATTTATTATAAATGTGCTATTGCTTGTTATTTGAGTGGATTCATTAAAAGGTATAGGTACTGAGGTTCCAGTTGTCATTGTGTTTGCTGTAGCAAAGGCAACAATGATTTGTGTAGGTGCAGGCGATAAAGTAATTGTATCAGTTATCTTAACACCTTTAACGGTTGTTCCTGTATCCACTCCCCAGTATAGAAGATATCCACCAGGCAAAAAGCTTTGGTATTGAGGACCGGCAATATTCACCGTATTATAGGTCAACTGCATGGGTGTATTTTGCGCATCTGTAGAGTCAATAGCATTAGGCAAAAACTTAGGAATTTGAACAAATAATTGCGGTTGAGTTCCAGCATGAGAGATTGCGTCTATGCAATATAACACATCAAGATCGGCATTCACCCCAGGATTAACCGTTTGCAATGTAAGGATTATATCTTCATGATCACCCTGATTGCGTGTATTAAAAGCAGTATGGTTTTCTGCAAAAATAGTCGCATAGGTCGAAAAGTTTGTATGAATCTGCACTACATCTATTAAAGGCGAAGGGCCTGCATTTGGTTTATCTGGATTAAACATGAGACCATAATCTTTTAGTGTTAATATTTGATATTGTTGAAGTGGAAATTCCATATAAAAAAGAAATTTTTTTATATTTAATTCCCGATTCAATTAATCTTTTAATTTCTTTAACTTCATTTTCTTTTAATTTGCTTCTTCCGTGATTTTCCCCTTTATGATATATTCTAGGACTATAACACCATTTTTTTTTATGTTCTTCGGATAATTTTCTTCCTAGATTTCCTTTCAATCTACCTTTTTTTGAAGCATCATTTATGTTATCTTTCCTAGATCCAATCCAAAGATGATCAGGGTTTATACAAGATTTTTTATCACCACCAGGACAATTATGACAAACGAACATCCCCTTTGGTATTTCTCCCTTAAATGCTAAATAAGATAATCTATGTGCATAAGTCATTTTTCCTTTATGTGACAAAACTCCATATCCTCCTCCAAAATTGGATCCTTTCCACATCCAGCATTCACCTTCTTTTATCATTTTTTTTAGCAACCTACATTTTAAACTACATTCTTTAGATGCTGTGTTTTTTTTAAATTCTTTTTTGCAATAACCGCATTCCATGATGCACCTCCATTTGGTAACACCATAAGAATACATAGATATATAATCCACAATTATTACACATTTGCCATTACCAGGTAATTACAAGCTTGAATAGGGAAAGGAATGAAGAAATTAGCTATTTTAATCTGATTGAATATTCCGTTTGGCGTTTCTATCAATGAAACAGGATATTTACCATCAACATCGACTGTTATAATGTGCTTAGCAATGGGCGGATTGAGATTCAATATATTGTTGTTAGCATTGTTAAAGAGCCCTACAGCACCAAAATAAACAATAACTCCACCGGGCAAGAAAGTGAAAAATGATGTCTGATTATTTGTTGGTGGTATGGAATAGATTTGATAATTGGTATATTGAATGACTTGTCCGTTCCCTTGATATGCTAAAAAAACCTGGTCAGTCTGGTTTTCAACTTTCTTAACATAAACTGAAATTTCCCCTACATCTGTTTGAAAGTCGTTATCTTGTTCCAACAACTGTATAATCGTATGATTCCCGGCATTCGCAGCAGCATTCAAAGGCACATGATTGACTTGGAAAGCATTGAACATCGTTAAAAAGTTATTCAATAATTGTGGTTGTGAGGTAGCTAAAGCATCGCTGGGATCAGCCGGAACATTTGAATCAAATGGCGGTGGTTGCATGATTATACCCCAATAGCAAAATAATAAGCATCAAAAGTTCCAGTCCCAGGATTTTGAAAATCCATCGTGAATGATGTCCCAGTAATACTTGTGATTGCAATATTTGTTGAAGTCACTACTATTGCGTTTGTCATAATCATATCTACATACAAAAGTGTTGTGCCCGGTGTGAGAGCGATTCCTTGACCCTTTGTAAAAGGTCCTTTTAAAAACCCACCATAAATAATAAACGGGCCTGCTACAAATGAATATTGCTGTGGTAAATAAGTTTCGGTATCAGGTGCAGTTAGTCCAGTGGAAAGATACTGAGAAGTCATTTGAATCGGAGTTTGAGCATTATTTGGAGCATAGAACAATTGAGGAATTGTGCTAACTAATTTATTGTAAATAGCCGTTTGAGTTGCTGAAGTTACCGGATCTATCGCTTGAGGACGCAACACTAATACATCGTGCATACCAGCAATGCTTGCATCTTGTGTTAATCCGGCATGATTAGCGCCAAACGTTGAATTTATTGCCTGAAAGTTAGCGCGGATTTGCCGGGAAGATACAAGAATTTTATCAGTAATTAAAGGAATAGATGCGTTATAAGAAATAGCAACCTCCTAATCTATAATCATATATGTGACCAATTTTTTCCAGATTTGATATATGATATAAGACTTTTATCGATCCCATATTTCTCAGCTATTTTTTTTTGAGTTAAATTTGTTTTTAATAATTCACGTATCTCATAAATATTCGCATTAGTCAATTTTCTAAGATGATGTTTTTCCCCTCTTCTATCAGAATGAGGACGTGATTTCATCTTTTCTCTAAGTTCTTGAGACCATTTTATTCCTGGAGTTCCTTTCATTCTTCCTTTTTTCAAAGCATCTTGCATATTGTCTTTATGGGAACCAATCCACAAATGATCGGGATTTATACATCGTTTATTATCTCCAGTAGGACAATTGTGACAAACATGTTTTCCTTTTGGGATTTGTCCTTTAAATATTTCAAAAGAAATTCTATGCGATGAACCATGAATTCCTTTAATTGTTATTTTCCCATATCCGCAATTTGTTAAAGAACCTTCCCACAGCCAACATTCTCCATCTTTTTTCACATGAAATAACAATTGGCATTTAATTGAACAAAATTCTTGTCCACATTTTCTTTTATATTTTATGTTACATACTTTACATGATACTTCTTGAACTTTTTTAGCTGCCAATTTTCTTCTTTCAGCATTTTTACAATCTACAAGTTTTTTCATATAATCTCCTTTTTATCGAGATTATATGATGAGTTACAATGCAAATCAATAATAAAATACAGTATTTACCGTATTAAACTCATCCGCTTATTCCCCCTGAATACTCACTCCCGTAAAAATAACTGCTGCCATTGCGATTGCCTGGGGCGCTGAAAATTGTTTGAGCACGTTGAGTACCTAATTGACGAAGGCTTCTCCGTTGTGCCATACATATTTGTTCATCTAAAATAGGTTTTAAACTATTCATACCTTCAGGATCAGGAAAATCAATATATATCAATTTTGATGCAAGCGCACATACCAACATATACCATTCATCAAGCTCGGGTGCTTGGTTATCTGCAATTAGCTGTGTAGGTTGCTGACTAATCTGAAATTCCATTTGATATATTTCTTGTGGAACAGGCCTAAGGATTATTTGTTGATTGTAAAATAATACATCGGTTGGCCTTGAAGATTGATAAGGTATAACACATCCATATATGGTTGCATCGGCTGGAATTATCGCAGCATTGGCGAGCGTGAATGTATAGAAACCTGTTAAATAATTCACAGTACCAATGTCATTTCCTTCGGTATCGTAGAGTTTTCCTACATTGGAATCTACCTGAGGAACATCCGAGCAACTAAAAGTAAATGCACTATCAGGGCTGTAAGGTATATTGACCATGGCAGAAATAATTACCGCTGGATTTGTAACATTTCCAAAAACATCCATCTGCGATCGAAGAAATGGGAAAGGGGGAATGATGCCAAAATAAGGACCTGGCGTAGCATTTCCATGGTTAATTATCTGATTAACAGACAACTTAGGCCATCTATTAAAGAAAGTGGATTTATCCTGATAATATCTTAGAATATACCCTTGGCAATAGACAGGAGGGCAAATCTGAATATTTCCAGCGATTACATTAGTATTAGGAGGAGTAGGAGCATTAACAAGACCTTGTTGATACACAAAATCATAGGTGTCAACATTTGGAGTTGTTAAGAATATATATGGCTTTGTGAGCTTTAAATTTTTGAACTGCTCGGGAAAATGCAAGGTATAGGCAGTATTAATATAATAATCAATTTGTGTGTCAGGCATCTGTTGAGGCGTATATCTTGCCGTCATTCGCCGAACGGTATTTCTCATCTGCGTAAGACTTATTAACTGTGTCCATGCTGAAGTAGTTGTCATAATTGATCTCTATTTACGGAATCCCCGAAAGGGCCATTGTTATAGATCACTCCCTCAAATGCATTCTCATTACCAAAAGGTAGAAAAGGTGGTGCCAGTGGTAGAGGCGCCCCCGATGCCTGGGGTATTACCGTTGGCGGCGTATAAGCCCCAGGTAAAGGCGAGGGATATGCGAATACTCCAAAATTTGTAGTATCCACATTTACGGTCAGAGTATTACTTGTTAAAGCTAATACCTGCGCGATAATCCCATTTAATTGTCTCATGCCAAACATTGACGGTATGTTGAAGGTTACGATCATTCCAGGAGCTATGTAATGGTGTGGATACACAGTTGTAACCACGCACGGATTAGCATTAGTAATAGACGCAATTGTTTTGTATAGCAAGTTTTGTGAAACCTGTTGCTGGCTATATCCTGGGTAATATGTAACAACTGGCACAACATAATTAGTCATTGCATTTCCTTAGAAACTCACTAGAACGAAATCGGCACAAAAGCATATTTCTTATTGCTAGTATCAACATCATGAATCTGGCTTTCTGGTTGATTCGGGTCCATCGGACCTTCTTTCTGTATAAATCTAGGAGTGTGATAATAAACGTTCAGCTGATCCGCAAAACCCCTAGGTATCGTATAAACTCCGCCATCTTTGAACTCATACCATTTAATAGGATCTGTAGCATGTTTGTGATAAGTTATCTTTACTTTCTGTCCAGGAGATCTACGATTAATGAACTTCCCCGTAACCATCACGCTGTCATCAATTCTTTGCTGCTCCATACGTGCTCTAGCTTCGGAATTCTTACTCTGAATGGCTATTTGCTTTTCTGATATCTCAATCTCTTTTTGATCATATTGCCTAGCAGGCGATGCTTTAAGTTCAGTTCTCTTTTCTTCTAATTTAATTTTAGTTTGTTCCAACTCTAAACGAATTCTATCAAGTTCTGATTCTGCATTCTCAATTTCTGCTGACAAATCAACTGGCGGCTCCATAACCGCTACTGCCGTATCTTCACTCATTGTAACCCCTTCTTTAGGTTTATTTACTGATCCTTTGCGTCTGCCCATATTATTCCTTGATTACATCATATCCATGTTCTTTCAAATATTCTATAGAATACTCTATAAGATCCGAAACTCTGCATCCCCTAGGATGCCATTTAACACGCGTGTCCCATACTTCTAAATTTCTTATTCTATTGTCAAGTTTATCACCATTCTTATGATGAATATGCTCCCAAGTCTCTAATTTTCTTCCTAAATATTCTTCCATTATTTTTCGGTGTTCAAACTTCTTACTGCTACCATTCTTTTTGTTTGAAAAGCATTTGTAACCATATTGAGTTACATTACCTTCACCCCATTCTTTCATTTTGATAGGTTCTTGATCCAAAGGAATTCCATGTTTAGATCTATATTTATTTCTCCATCGGATCTTTTCTTTTTCCTTATTTTCTGGATTTTTCATTTTATTTCTAAGACGCTCATTTACACATACTCTGCAATAAGAATGAAAACCATCTTTATTTCTTTTGTGAGGGGTAAATTCACTAAACTTTTTTTCCAATTTACATCGTGCACATTTTTTCATATAAACCTCCGTTTTACCGGAAGTATATTACGTTTGGCAACAAATAGCAAGAAGGTTTTTACGCCTTCTTGCTACATTTTATTCAACCACTAAACATACTGAATGTTAAGAGGTTGGGGAAATTCTTGAAGGGATGTGACACATTCCCAAGTCCAAACATCCACAGTGCTGCCTATGAGCGATCCTGTAGTTGTGGCACTTGTCCCGTCACCTGCACCAATGAGAATACCATTCTGTGCTTGGTTTTGACGAGCAAAGCTAAGAACATCTTGGTTAGCATATGGCAACGGAGCTGGAACAACCCCAAAAGGACCAAAGAAATTATTAATATTTCCTTCGCCTTGAGGAACCATATACGCGAACGTAAATGGATAAGCTGGCGACAATGGCCAATGTGTGGGGTTTGAGCCGTTAACGATGCCGTTGGTTGCAAATACACCAAAATTAGTACTATCCACAGCTAACGTTACTGTTTGAGTGCCTACAGCATTATTAGCAGCAATAACAGTCGCCTGGAATGGTAGACCGCTATAAGCGTTTCTAAGCTGAGGAACACCATATACCGTCGGAACATCAAAAGTTACAACATCACCAACATAGTAGTTTTGCTGAACTAATGTTGTCACAACCATTGGATTCGCATTGGTAATCTTTGCAATTACCCTATTTTCTGGGTAATAAAGACCTTTATTAGGCAGCAAATAATTACCAGTCTTAACAACAGAACCAACGCTAGTTGTCGCGCCAGTGGAATCCAGCAATGTTGTGAATTGGTTAGTGCCATTTGTTGCTGTTACAGTCATATTAAGGCCGCCAAATTGCGGTGCGCTTGTTAGACCATAAACACGAACAGTATCACCAACAACATAACCGTGGTTTGTGCTTGTTTGCCAAATTGTGGTTGTGCCTGGTGTAAACAAAGATATTGCCAATACTGGATAAACAGGCTGATTTGCTGCATTAAACACAGTAAAACCATTCTGAGGAAGGCTACCCCATGATAATGGAGCAACGTTTCCGGAATAGGTTCCAACCTGTCCGACTTGAGCAGTTCCGGCAGTCATATAATCACACCAAAACGCTTCAACAATTCTTGTCCCTGCTGTTGATGCAGCTACAGAACCAATAGTAATATTACTTTGAGTTAAGTTTTTTAATCTAAACTCACTAATATATTGTTCCAAAGGAATAAAAAACGCTTGAGAAGCTACGTTTTTAAACGAGCCTGTGCAAACTTGAGTACTCATGGTTCACCTCCTATTATAATGGCACTTGAAGAGTGCAGCGTAGGTTTAGAGCCCATGAAGTATTCGTAGTATTGAACACTTGTGCCATCTTCCAGCCTGCTGTTTGATAGAGTCTCAAACGTGGGCTAGCGATTTCAGGAGGTGCGTAAATGAACTGTGCTGAGTAGCCGTCCAAATCCACCATATCGTAAGATTCTTGACCAGGAATCATCATATTGTACACGTCTGCACCAAGTGCCGAAACACCTACAGATACGCTACCAACGGATGAAAGCAAGAATCTTAAGTTACGTATCGAACCCCATTCACTCTGAGGCAAATTGGAGTTGTTCGCGTAATTAGCTACGTTGATAAAGCCAACCATCTGATCTAAATCTGCGCTCATATTTGTATGAGTCAGTGCAAAGAAGCAGGTTCTTACTGGGGCTGTACCGAACTTGTCTTCACCTTCAATTATATCCATGATGAATTGAGCATTGGCTGTACGCAATAAACGTACGGCTTTGCTGCAATCCAACGGTGATATTGAGGTGGGGTTGTCTCCATTGGTCCCTGAGGTACAATTTACTGGCGGGAAACTCCCTTCCATCATTGAACGCGCGAGCTGATCCTCAGTTTCACGAAGTGATTGGCCTAACACGCTTACGGCGCTGTTCAGGATAGGATCTTCGTTGATTAACATGCAATTTGTTACTTCACAATATATTGTGAGGGCATATCATTTCTGTATGCCTCTGCAATTTCATGTATATTTGCAGATCGGACTATCGCTTCACCTTTCGGTGTCCACTCGCCTTAGTCTCTCACGGCGCTTTCGCTTCCGCCTTGTCACCCTCTGAATCTATTGATGCAAAATATTCTAATAGAACTTCGATTATTTGAGTCATTACCTTGGCAGGTAATACGTCAGGAGGATATTTCTCCCTGATCATCCTATAGATTATATTTGCATCTTTTACATTCATAAGGGTTTCCAAGTCAATTAGAGCGGATTTATAGCAGGCCATGGTTAAAAAACCTGCTCTTGCAGAATCAAATAGGTTCCGTCATTTTCCTATGCTGCAAGAAGATTGGCACGAAAATCTAACCAATCTATGCGCGCGTCAATATCCAAAGCGGTCAATTGCTGGGCGGGCGGATCGACAATTCCATTACCGAGAGGTACTGGAGCTGTTTGTAGGTTCTGATAACGTCTTCGTCTCAGAATATCGCCTGCTTGCTGATCCATAGTAATGGGGTACATAAATTGTTACTCCCTTTCGGGGGACAAGTCATTTCTGCTTGTCTCTCGGATTTTATTTATTTTCCGAGGTCGGACTATCATATGCGCATAATGCGCCTTCTGGGTTTAGTCTCTCACGGTGATATGATAATATCCATTGTTCAAACTCTCTTTCTGAACATTTTGGATGATCGCTTTCTGAAAAAGCTAGCAATCCTTCAATTCTTTGATTAGGAGTTAAATCTTTCCATTTTAACATATCTTCCGCCTTGTCACCCTGTCGGGCTTCCAAGTCAATTACCAAAAGTTTTAAATGGGCTACCGTTAACCCATCGTTGTATGAATCAAGTCAGGCATAGGACGAGCTAGCAACTTCATAGACAGCTGTTGTTGCACAGCTGATGGAAGAATGCTGGTTGTAGTAGGTCCCGACATTTTGTTGTCTCCATGATTAGGAGACGAAGATTACTTGCGAGCTAATGCTTGAGTTTCTTTCCAAAGGGTATTTCGCTGATCTTTGGACATCTTTGAATTAGATAGTCCAGCCGCTGTACTGACCGCTTCGGAGCGAACTCCCATGCTGCCCGTGCGTGGCTTTGTATCCTTTTCATCAACTCGTTGCTGTTCCTGCGAGACTGGTTTACTTTTGCTAGATTTAGCGGCTAGGTCCGCTTGATATCGGGCATCTTTTTTAATAAGATTATAAGCCTTTCTCAAAGGATTTTCAGCTTTCTGCATAGACTCGATGTTGTCTTCGTCACTCTTAATATATTTTTCAATATTTTCAGCAGTGACGACGTCTATAAAACCAGGTAAGTTTTGTACAGCCTCTAAGATTTCGATCTTTTGATCTCTTGCAGCTAACTTTTGATCATAAGTAGACAATTTCTTGTTTACCTGATTAAAAGCTTTGAGAAGTTTCTTCCCATCGGGAAATTCTTCTTGCTCCAATTGTCTAAAATCAAACTCCTCTTCTGGAGGGGCTACAGGTGCAGCTTTTACTTGCATCTTATCCCTTAATTCCAATTCCTTTTGAGCCTGCCAAAGTTGCCTTTCGACATCGTCTTTAGCTTTGCGAAGCTCAGCAAATGATTCTTGCGGAGATTTCTTCGCTTCATGGTTATCATCAGCCTGGGCGACCACTTCAGGGACTTGGGTCTGTTCTGTTGTTACCATTATTTTCCTTTGAGATTGGCGAGATCCCGGTTGCGCCGATTATGTGAATAGAATATATTCACTTGTCTAATATATATGAAAATATTCTGTTTATATCAACTTAAAATTTAGATGAATATGACACAGGAAATAGATCACTTTAAATTTTACATGGCTGCTGAGAAGGTCATGCAATTAATATTTCACATTGAGCAGATGCTTGAGTTTTTTGAGGAATATGGCGTTAAGCCGGATGAAGAAGTGAAGAAATCGCTTACACCACAGATAGAAGCAATAAAGAAATGGCTAGAATCTAAATAACCTTCTCGTTGATGACATAATCTTCGAGTTTTTCAAATTTATCACTCACCAATTTACGCAGCATTGAAACATATCCAGGATCAAACTTAGTAGGATTATCTAGAATATATTTCATTGTTTCTCTTTGTGGAACGCACCATTCGAATTTGATGTTAGAATAGTTTGTAACGCTCCAAAGATAGTGATCTTCCTCTTGATATGGCGAAGGTCTGCTAACGCGACAGTGGGGCCTTCTAATGCGTAATACGTTATGCGCGCCCATTCCTTGCGATGCTAGCGGATCTTTAACGACGAATACGTGAATGTAGTATTTGGGAAGATCGAAGCCTTTCTTCATGCACTGCTCGTATTGCTGCTGTGCTGCATCTTCAATGGCAGCTTTAAGCTTTTGCATGAGAGGCTGAACTGTCTCGCCTACTTCTTGATAGCCAGTTTTGGCTTGAGCTTCGAGAATGAGCTGACCGTAAGTTTTCGATGATCCACGAACCATTTACCGAACCATCGTATTACGAACTAAAGGATTTGATTTATTAGAATGCACAGAACCTGGCTGGGGCTTATTTTTATAGCCTCCAGGTGCTTTGCGCAGATTGGGAAGCTTTTTAATACGGGGAGGAATCATTGTCATAATTATTTTTTACGTTTACTTCTTGAGGAAGATGATTTCAATTGTGGCCCATGTGTGGGTTGTTTATATCCAGGAGGCAACATACCTTTTCGATATTGCTTAGGATCTATTTCATGAGGCATATGAGGAACTGGTTTAGCCATATTAATACTTACCTTTCTTATCCTGACGATTATATGATTTCTCTAACGGCAATGGAGGCTTTCCGCCGGGTGCACGGAATCTGTCGTCCAATGAACTTAAATCTTTTGATTTAGGAACATAAGGTTTGGTTTGTTCTGGAATAATCTTTATTCTTGGCATATATGTCCTTTATAAAAATAGCCGTATCGGGAATTGAACCCGAATCTTGATGGAGCCTCATACGTCTGTTAATTCAGCTAACCCCATTGCGTCCCGTTGCGCTATACGGCCAGATGATTATTTATTAGCCATCTTCTCGCGAGTGTAATGACCTCTGCCCATCCTGACATCATTGTGAGCATCGATCTTTTTTCTTACCATTTCGTAAGAATTAGACTTGCCGGCTGGGGGCTTAGGATCGACATTCTCCTTGATTGGCAAATGGAATGCCTTAGAATCCCCTTTTGTCAAACCATCCATAGATGTATTCTTATAGCTATGTCCCATAATTATTCCTTTGCAGCTGTTTTAAGCTGATTTTCTTTTGTTTTACTTGTGAGTTCATCTCTTTTTAAGCTATGCTCATCATGTCTTTTTTGAATATTTTCAATCAATGAATATATCTTTACAAAGTCTTCAACATGCATGGATTGTACTTCTTTTGCTGCCTTTACATTGTCCAAAGTCGCAGAAGCCAGCTCATGTTTTGACTTATTATAAGCAGTTTCAATTTGAACCGATTCAAGACGTCCTTTGTGCTCTCTTTCTTCCGCCATTGCACGATCTGCCATTGCTTTAGATTGCAGAGACTCATTAACAATGCGCTGATTCTCCATTTGCAGGTCAGCCATTTGTTTCTGCTGTTCTTGCTGGGCTTGCTGTTGCTTTTGTGCATACTCAATGAACTTATCCTTATCTTGGATGGTAAGATCTTCAATAAGCATTCCAGGTTCAACAGGAAAGCCCTCTTTCCATAAGTGCCATTTCTGCAAAAATGAGAGTTGTCTTGTAGTATCTGTCATCGGTGCATTTGCTACTACTGCATCGTATTTCTGGAAGGATTTGTCACGGAACTCATTTGTTGGCTCTTCAGCGATCATTCTTCGGACTTTTCCGAGAGTATAATTTTTCTGTATAATCTCCCAATGGAGTTGACCCGCATAGCATTGCGATAGGTTGAGATTATCGAAAAGTTCTTGTAATGTAGTGAGAGCGGCCCCTTGTCGAAGCTGTTCAGTAATTCCAACATCGCTATCTTCCGCTTGGCCCAATAGTTCCGGCGTAACTCCTCCGAGGGATTGTACATCTTCTTTAAGAAACTGAGTTGCTTGATAGTTTGCCGGATTAATGTTCGCGCCTGGCACATCTCTAACCGCTTGAAGTCTTCCTTTCTTAAAAAATCTAGCCTTCCCAGGGCCGACCTTAAATGCGTCAGCGTCGTCAATAAGCGCATCTTCTTCAACGTCCACTCCACTAAATTGTGCTGCCAATAAATCGAGTTCAAGTTGCTTGCGGTATGAATAAAGGTACTGAGGATCTCTAATATTTCTTATGATACCCTGATAGCGATAACTATAATTATTATTTGCTAAATCATGATATCCCACGAAGGGGGTATACGGGTAAGAATCTATAGAAAGGGGATTAGCACCATCGTACATACAAGTGTTATTAACAATAATAGCCAAATGGACAGTGGGTACTTTTTCCTTAACAATGACAACATGCGGGAATCTTTGTTTTAATTGATTCATCTCTTCTTTATCAAAGTTTACTTCTGTGCTCTCATATGTCTCAGGATCGACTAGAAATGTTGCCATTCTATCCGTAAGATACCAGTATTCATCGTAAGCTAGGAAGCCTTTGCGCCTGATATTATAT